CAGCGTTGATCGCCGTCGTGTCGTCCGTGGTGCCATTGCCGACCGCACCGTAGTCGCGCACGTTGAAGAGCGGGTCATCGCTCCAGACCGTGTCGTAGGCCGTCGCGCTGTTCTTCTTGAGGAACGCAGCCTTGTTGCCCCCAGCGGGGAATCCGAGACCGGCGGGGCCAGTGAAGCCCGTGGGACCAGTGGGGCCGGTAACATTCGAGGCTGCACCCTGCGGGCCGGTGAAGCCCGTCGGGCCGGTAAAGCCGGTGGGGCCGGTGACGTTGGACGCCGCACCCTGCGGGCCAGTGAATCCGGTGGGGCCGGTCGCGCCAGTTGCACCTGCGGTGCCCGCTGCGCCCGTGAATCCCGTCGGGCCGGTCGGGCCAGTGAAGCCCGTAGGGCCGACGTTACCGATGCCGCCGTTCGGGCCAGTGTAACCCGTAAAGCCGGTTGGTCCGGTGGGGCCAGCCACACCCTGCGGACCAGTGAACCCAGTTGCGCCGGTCGGCCCAACGGAGCCAGCAGGACCAGTGAACCCGGTCGGGCCGGTGACGTTCGAGGCCGCGCCCTGTGGGCCGGTAAAGCCCGTGGGGCCAGTCGCGCCTGCGGGACCGGTGGGTCCGGTTACGGTTGAGGCCGGGCCTGCGGGGCCGGTGAATCCAGTCGCGCCCGTGGGTCCGGTCGGGCCAGTGACGTTTGAGGCCGCGCCCTGCGGACCGGTGAAGCCCGTCGGGCCGGTGAATCCAGTCGGGCCGGTGACAGTCGAGGCCGCGCCCTGCGGACCAGTCGGGCCAGTTGCACCTGCGGTGCCCGCTGGACCGGTCGCGCCCGTGGCACCTAGCGTGCCTTGTGGGCCGGTGGGGCCAGTGGCACCCTGCGCTCCCGTGAAGCCAGTAAAGCCGGTGTACCCCGTGAAGCCCGTTGCCCCGACGGGACCAGTCGGGCCTTGGATGGGGCCGACATTATCCCACGAGGAGCCGCTCCAGACGTACCCGTTGCCGTCGGCCAGCACGATGTAGAGGTCGCCGGGCGTCGCCCCTGAGGGCAGACTCGCGATGTTCGGGACGGAGCCCTTCAACACGACGCTTGTGCCCGGAGAGCCCGTGTACCCAGTGTACCCCGTCGGTCCAGTGAACCCAGTCGGTCCCGTGACGTTTGAGGCCGGGCCAGTGAAGCCCGTGTAACCAGTGTAGCCGGTCGGGCCGGTCGCGCCTGCACCGCCAGCGACGCCAGTAGGGCCAGTGTAGCCCGTGTATCCAGTCGGGCCAGTGTAACCCGTGCCGCCTCCGCCGCCACCACCGCCAGCAACCGCGTCAACGTACGCCTTCGTGGCCGCGTCGTTCGCGTTGATCGGGTACGGGAGACCCGTGATTGACCCGCCCGTGATGACGACGCCGTTGGCGTTCTGGAACGCCATCGTGCCGAGCATGCCGTACTGCACGAACAGCTCGTTCAGGACGCGCTTGAAATAACAGGCCAGCCCTTCGCCCTCTTGGCGTGGGTACCCGGGGATGCCGGTGTCGAGATTGCACGGGAGACTCCAGACGATCTGCCCGTCAACGCACGTCTTCGTGACCTCCCCAAAGAACTGGGTCACGAAGTTGTCAACGGTGCTCGGCAGCGGCTCGTGCGCGGGGTCACACTGGGTCGAGCACGGTTCGCTGGGGCAGGGGTTGCTGGAGGGCTGGCAAGACATGGCGTGTCCTTAGTATACGACTAGACGAGCAGGTGGGAGAACCCAAATTTCTCCGCCCGGGCCTTCAGGAGCTTACGGTCCTCCTCCACGCGGCTGTAGGCCAGCTTGTGGACCTCGTCCGCCTTGTCCCAGCCGTGCTTGACGGGGTGGTTGTGGGTGATCCGGGCGTCCTCGGCCCACGCGTACTTGCCCAGAAGCTGGCAACGGCCCGTTAGCTCGTTGTCGCAGCCCGCGTGGTGGTATCCCGTGTGGAAAAACTCGCCGTCCAGCAGGGGCAGGAGCCTCTTGGAGGCCAGCCAGTGGGTCGCGATCTCGCCCTTGGCCCAAATCCCGTCGTTCAGGCCCACCAGACCGTCCCCGTAGGCAAAACTCCGGTACATCTGCTCCAAAGCACGCCGCAGGAAGCCCTTTTCAGGCACGCAGTCGTTCCCGAGGAAGCAGACGAACTCGCCCGTGGACTCTTCCACGCCCTTTTTCACCATTTTCGGGACGCCGGAACGATTTTCAAAGGAGTCCCGCTTCACGATCACCTCGAAATTCTTCCACCCGGTTGTCTCGGGCAGCGAATTCACGAGATTCGTGAGCTGCTCCTCGCGCCCGAGCGTCGGGATGACGATGGACACCTTCGGGTTGAGGAAATCGAGGTAGAAAATCGAGTCCCGGCGGTACTTTTCGTTCTCCGGGAAGAAGTCGCGGGCCTTTTTCCAGTGCTCGAAGCTGCCCTGCTTGTCCCCGAGCCACCAGAGTGCCCAGTAGAGCAGTTCGTGGGGCTCGTGGCGGTAGTGGTTCGCGTTGTTGGCGTAAAAATCCGACCACGGGATGGCCGTCGCGGCCATTGCGTACGCCGCCGTGCGCTGCGCGTCGTTCTTCTTGTGGTAGTGGTGAGCCAAACGCATCCACGGTTCGCGCCGCGTGCAGTCGCGGGCCACGGCCTCGTGCCACTTCTGCACCGCCAGACCCTCGTTCCCGATGTACAAGGCGCACTCGCCTTGGAAGATGACGCTCTGGGTGGCCTCGGTGTACCACCCGTTCATCCCGATGTGCCGCTCGAACTCGTGGTAGGCCGACTTGTAGCGGCCCGTATACAGCATCTCGCGGGCAAGGTAGTGCGAGTTGCGGTCGTTGTTGAGATTCTGGAAGCAGTCGAGGGCCAGACCGGTGAGGTAACGGCGTCGGTGGTCCGAGGGCTGCTGCCAGTGCTCCAGCTTGATGATGTCCGGAGGGAGGTAGGCCATCTTCGCGGAGCCCGCGAGCACCTCGTGCACCACGCCGACCCAGTGGAGCTTCGTGCGGTTGTAGAACTTGCAGTGCCTGAACTTGACGATCTCGTTGCCGTGCTCGTCGTGGGCGAAGACGAACTCGTACTCAAGCTGCTCGACGCCTTCAGCGATCTTGGCCTGCACGACATCGAGGTCGAGACGCGTGTACTCCTCGTCGCAGTCGGGCATCGCGACCATGTCAGTCGGCGCGAGCGAGGCCGCGAAGTTGCGGGCCTTCGCGTAGTCGAAGAGACGGTCACCGGCTTTGACCAGCGGGGCCTCGTCACCGAAGATGAACCGAGTGTTGATGTCCTTCGCGAGGGCCTCGTCGATGGTGAAGAGGAACCGTTCACCGACCTCGTGCACTTCAACCCCGAGGTTGCGTGCGATCTCTGCGCTGTTGTCGGTCGATCCCGTGTCCACCAGAATAACTTTTCCCCCGCGCTTCTGGAACTCCACGAGGGAGGCCAGAAGGCGGGGGATGGTGCGGGACTCGTTCCGACAGATCAGTACGATTGAAAAATTCATCGTAGGTCTGTTGGAACTGGAACTTACCGGGAGCGTTTCTCGACGCCCTTGATCCGGCCCTTGTTGGCCGAGGCGTAGAAGACGGCCTTGCCCTTCTTGGCACCGTACTCCTTCTCCATCGCCTTCTTGATCTTCGATCCCTTTTTGGTCAGCGGCATGTTTGGTGGGGTTGGTTATGGCGTGTTAGGCCGCTCCGGTAGTAGGGGATAAACGGAGACTGGTCAAGAGGTAAGCCTCATGGAAACAGCTCGGAGATTGTTGTCGCGGCCCTGTACCTTGCTTTGCGGTCTTGCAGTTCAGTAAAAAGGGCCAAGCGGCGGTTGAAGACTTGAGCAGCTAGTTCCTTGATTTGCTGCGAGGTAAACGGCACACGGTTGTTTGCCTTGTCCAACCAGTAGAAGTCGGCGGGCAAAGCTGACTGCGCTGCGGCAGCAAGCATTGCTTCGTAACTTTCTGGGTCAGCCTGATACGTTGCGCCGTTGTACTCTACGTCAAAAATCAACTGCGGCTTGTAGTTTAACTTAGCTGCCTCGAGTTGAGCCGAAATTGCGTTCGGTAAATTTACGTCGCTCATCGAAGGCTCCTTAAATAAAAGTTATGGTCACCGATCCATGGCCGCCCGGAGTGCCGATTTCCCCGTATACCGTACCGCCCGCTCCGCCTGAAGTAGTATTAGTGGATCCGCTATAAGCGGTGCAGTATGTTGGGTTGACGTAAGAGCCGCCCCCTCCGCCCCCTGCACCTGCGCTTGCCCATCCTCCTCCGCCCCCTCCGAAGTAGCCTCCGCCTCCGCCTCCACCCGAGGCGTACTGGTTTGATGCTACCACAGCAGAACCCCCCGCTCCGTAGGTGGAATTGTTGGCGTTTCCAGCAGTCCCAAGATCGCCTCCGGGTCCTCCTAATCGACCGCTTGCATTACCTTGAGTAAATGGAGCCGTGCCCGGGGTCGCTCCGCCTCCTGTACCTCCAATAGCTGCCCCGTATGAACCAGTTTGTCCGTTAGCTCCGGCAAAAAATCCAGTGTTGTTTTGAGCCACGCCACCGTTACCACCGTACCCCGGGTTAGCGTTCCATCCAGATCCCGCTCCGCCTCCGCCCCCCGCCGCTACATAAACGGTGCCAGTGTTGTATCCGACTAAAAATGAGCCTCCCCCTCCTTGACCGGATGATTTGTACGCTTCGCTTTGATAGGTGAGTCCGCCTCCCCCTCCAGTAAACGCCGTAAAAAGCCGCCCTTCCGCAGCTAAAACTGAAGACATGGGGATCTCTGCGTTGGCGTATCCGCCGTTTCCACCATAAGTTCCGGGACTGTTCCAGTAACCACCGCCACCGCCCCCTCCTCCCACACAATTAATTCGTATCTTCGTGACGTTCGAGGCAACGTTAAAAGTCCTATTTGTTGCGTAGGAAATTGTAAAAGTTTGACCGGGAGTCCACGTCGTTGTCCCAGCGGGCCACGTTCCTGCTGACGACTGCCCTGAGAGAGTTGTTCCGTAGGAGTTGACGGCCCCAACCGCAACATAGTAGGTCGTACCAGCGGTCAACCCAGTTAAAGTGTGAGGCGAAGAAGTAATGACGACGGACGTGCTCGCAACGGTGACTGGAGAAGTCGTGCTGTAATAGAGCCGATGAGAGGTGGGAGTGGGTTTTCCGCCGCCAGCGGTCCAAGTAACCAAAAGTTCCGTTGCTGAACTCCCTGTCGCGCTGACAAGAGTGGGGGCGGTCGGTACTCCGTTCGGGGTTTGCGTAACTTGCGAAGAAAGAACACTGGTCCCGTATCCGTTTGAGGCAGTCACCGCAATGTAGTACGCCGTACCGCCAGTTAACCCCGTGATCGAGGCCGAAACTATGGTCACGACTACAGACCCGAGCGCATTTGTGGTAGTGACGGGGTTCGTCGTTCCGTAGTAGACGGTGTAGACAGTAGCAGTTGTCGAGGCATCCCAAGAAACGTCGATCCGTCCTGCCGTGGCCGATGCAGTCGCAACTACGTTTGCGGGGGCTCCGGGCGGGCCGGGAAAGGGTTGGCTTTGCCAAGTCGTACCGTTGCTTTGGAGAACATATCCGGCTGGACCCGGAGCGATCTCCTGAAAGGGGTTCGCGCCGTTCCCCAGTAGGACGCGATCCGCCGTATAGTTAAATCCGTTGGGATCACCGATCCACGCCGTGCCGTTCCAAACCCACGAACGGTTACCGGACGTGTAAACCTGATCAAGCGTTGGGTTCGCTGGAAAATTGAGGGCCATGATTGGAAGAGGTTAGGGGATGGCGGGCCAGTTCACCGACAGAGGAAATCCAGCCTGAGCTGTGAGGTCGCGAAGTTGCTGGCGGTAGGGAGCCCACTTGTCCTTGATCGCCTGTGGCGTATCCACGACCTGCGACCAGTCGGACTCGACGAGCTTCTTGTTGCGCTCGGCGCGGATTTCAGCCGCGAGCTTGGCCTCGTCAATGACGGGGGCAGGGGCGAGGGAGTCGTCCTCGCTGATCTGGTAGGAGCCGAGGACCGCGAACGAAAGCTCCGCTCCGTCACAGCGGAGACGATCCGCAAGAACCTCGATCTGCTTAAACGGTCCAAGGACCGAGCCGGGAGTGATGACGACGCTCATGTTTAGACGAGTTCAAATTTGCGAATCACAGAGGAAGTCGCGACCCCAGAAACGGTGAAAATACTAGAAGCGAAACCAAGTTTAGGATTCTCGGGAGGAACGACTGGAGTAACGCTGCTCAGATTTCCAAGATTAGGCAAAGTGACAATCGACCTTGAGTCAAAACCGTACTGGATCACGTTCGGCGCGAGGATAAGACTGACGCGAATCCCGGAGAACATTCCGGGATGCGTGCCATCACCCAAATCAGCGTCAGGTCTAATGCCCGCCGTTGCAAAAGCAGACTTTACCGTCGGACTTGATCCAGAAACATCGTAAACGACGTGGCTACTGCCTGAGATAGCAACTACGTCGTTGCCGCTGGCAGTGATGAACCTAGTGTTCGTGGCCTCACTGTTTGGAGCACCAGTTAGAACCGTGCCTACGGTTACTCCCACTCCTGCCGTGTACGTCAGAATGTTTGCTCCACTACCTCCCGGAGAACTGGTACCATAATAGAAAAATACTTTGGTGGGGCTTACGGCGTGAAGTAAAGCGACGGGAGAAGCCACAGCCGCGAGTGCGATGCTCGCAGTGGTGTAAACAGTTATCGTAGTTCCAGACAAGGAAATGACCCCGACGTGCGATACTGTTCCCGTGTAAGCATCGAAGAAAAAAGTCGTATCCGTCAACTTTACAAACTTGCTTCCGAGGGTCGTTGACCGTCCGGTTGAAACCCTTGTTCCCGCTGTCAGCGTGGAACCAGAAAGCGAATACGCAATGAATCCTCCTGTTCCAGACCCGTCTGACTTGCAATAAAGAATGATTTTATCGGCTGCTGTTTGCACAAAAGTGTTAACAAACCCAGCCGTACCTACACCCGCAAACGCGCTCGCAACCGTTCCAACAGTAACAGTTGTGCCGGTTACTGACATGGGCACAATGTAAGCGGTAGGAGTTGAAGACTGGTAAACGTAAACGAAACCGCCAGATGGAACGGCCTTAAAGACGAACGATACGCCAAGTGCGGCGGGAAGCGTTGACGTAGCCGCAGTGTTTACCGTGATTGTCGTTCCGCTGATCGACAAGACGACTGCTTCAAACGCGGTGCCCACAGTTGAAGACGCTACGATAACCGTGTTTGCGTCAATCCTAACGGCACCGCAGTGAAGACCTGCCGCAGCGTTTCGGATGAGGGTTTGCGAGCCGTAGGTGTTTGTGGACTGAGCGTAAACCTGACCGTAAATCAAGTTGCCATTAGTCCTAAGCAGGAACAATACGCGGTCGCTGTCTAGTTCAATCGGGTCGTTTGCAGCACTACTGATGGTTGCAAATCCTTCCGTCGTAGACTGATTAGCTCTTTCCGAACTAACCCCAAAGCGCATGGCGTTGTCCAGCGTCCACGCACCTGCTGCCGTGGAGTTGTTCGCCAGTTCGATCTCAACCGTGCTGTAAGCGTTGACGAAACCAAGCAGCGTGTCGCCGTTGTTCGTGATTCGGACGTGGAACTGGGAGAGGTTCTCGATCTCAAACTTGCCCGTGCCAACGGTCATCGTCGTCGCGTCTGGCAGCTTCACCGTCGTGCCGTAATCGGTCGGCGTGATGCGTAGCAGGGTCGGCGTCGAGGTGAGCGTCGTGTTGCCCGTGGCCGTGACGACATTCGTTATGCCAGCCGAAGCTCCGGCAGGTCCGGTGAAGCCCGTGTACCCGGTGTACCCCGTATACCCGGTCGCACCTTGCGGACCGGGAGAACTCGGGGACGCTTCGACCCACTGACTGCCGCTGATGTCAACGTAGTAGACCATCAGCTTGCCCGTGGTGGAGTCCCACCATAGGTCGCCATCAATCGGAGAAGCCGGAGGAGTGTCGCTCGTAACTGCATTCATCGACGGGCCGGTGTAGCCCGTCGGACCCGTGGGGCCTACCGTTCCTGCCGCTCCGGCGGGACCAGTATACCCGGTCGGTCCGGTCGCGCCGTCCACACCCATGTATCCGGTCGGGCCAGTGTAACCCGTGTATCCGGTATGACCCGTCGCGCCTTCAGGTCCGGTGAAGCCCGTGTAACCTGTGGCACCCTGCGGACCAGTCGGTCCCGTGTACCCGGTGTACCCAGTGTGACCCTCGGGGCCAGTGTAGCCCGTGTATCCGGTGTGACCCGTCGCGCCCTCAGGGCCAGTGTACCCGGTGTACCCAGTCGCGCCCACAGGGCCGGTGTACCCGGTGGCACCGTCCGGACCCGTGAAGCCCGTGTACCCGGTGTATCCCGTAAAGCCCGTCGCGCCAGCGGGGCCAGTGTACCCCGTGTACCCGGTCGCGCCCGTCGCGCCCGCAGGGCCGGTGTAACCAGTCGATCCGGCCTGCGTGTACGTCACCTGCATGACGGTGAAAATCACCGACGGTACGGCGGGAGCGGGGGCCGTCGCGTTGTTGGCTTCGAGGACAATGTTTACATTGTCCACGGACCACATAATCTCGACGTTGTCTCCGGCGACGATGCTGTTCAGCAGGAAGTCCCACGCTGCGACTTGAAACGTGTTGCTCTGGATGTTGATCCGGGTAGCGGAGTCCGGGATGTCAACGCCGTTCTTGCGGAACCAGATTTGGATTGTCTCGCCCGTGCCACCTCCGGAGCGATGTTTTATCTGCGCCGAGAACTGAATGTCGTACGTCCCCGGATTCACGAACGTGATCTCGGAGTTGTTGACGATGGTGACACCGCTGGAATACGCGGTGTTCGGCGCAGTCATCGCGTAAGCCGTGTTCGGCAGAGCCGCGACTTGATCCACCGTGCTGTAGAAGGAGCCGTAGTGGGCCACCGCGCCGCCGACGCCAGCGGGGCCGGTATATCCTGTAAAGCCCGTGGCTCCGGTGTACCCCGTGTACCCGGTCTCGCCCTGCGGGCCAGTAAAGCCCGTGGCTCCGGTGTACCCCGTCGGGCCGGTGTACCCAGTTGGACCCTGCGGCCCGGTGAAGCCCGTCGCGCCCTGCGGGCCAGTGGAGCCGGTGTACCCGGTGTACCCAGTGTGGCCTTCGGGGCCAGTGAAGCCCGTGTATCCAGTGTGACCCGTGGGGCCTTCAGGGCCAGTGTACCCGGTGAATCCCGTGGTCCCCTGAGGCCCAGTGTACCCGGTGAATCCTGTGGCACCCTGCGGTCCGGTAGAGCCTGTGGGGCCAGCCACGGTTGATCCGGGGCCGGTATAGCCCGTGTATCCAGTAGGACCAGTAGAACCCGTGGGACCAGCTACCGTAGAAGCGGGGCCAGTGTAGCCCGTAAAGCCCGTCGGACCGGTGAACCCAGTCGGGCCGGTGACGTTGGACGCTGCGCCCGTGTAGCCCGTGTACCCCGTCGCACCCGTGACGCCGATTCCGACTGGACCCTGCGGACCGGTGGCACCCGTGGCCCCCGTCGGACCCTGCGTTCCGGGGATGCCGGGAACGCCCTGATTGCCTTGCATTCCGGTGTACCCAGTCGGACCAGTATAGCCCGTCGCGCCGTCCGTGCCCGGGGCACCATTCTGACCCGCAGGACCGGTGTACCCCGTCGCGCCAGTCGGGCCGGTGGGGCACGAAGCATCGTGTCCGCAGTTCGTCGGGGCACAGTTCGACGGGTTGTGGAGCGATGCAATGACGTAGGACGCCTGAGCCGCAATCGTCGGTGCGCAAACCGTAGAGCGAGCCGAAGCAGGAACTACGGGGCCGCAGTCAGAGGGATTCCGGAACTTCATGGACGAGTGAAAAGGTGACTGATGGTCTGCTGGACGACCCAGCCGATGATGCCGACGACGGTGGAGAGTGCTGCAACGCCGCCGATGATCTTTGATCGGTAGGCGAGCTGTGTTTCTTCGAGGTCTTTGATCCGCTTGTCCTGCGACGCGAGCAGGGCTTGGATGTCAACGAGGCGTTGTTCGCTCTGCTCCAGTTTCAGAAGCACCGAGGCGAACATCGCATCGACGGATTTCAGGTTGACCTCTTGGCTCATTTTTTGTCGGCCCTTCCTTTGTAGTAAGAAAGTCTAGACAGGGCGTAAATAACAAAGAGCGATCCGATTCCAGCGAAGAGGATGATCCGCTCGTTGCCCACAAAGAGCGTTGGGCCGAAGACTAGGGTCAGGCCAATCGCTGCCGTGGCCATCTGGACCTCCTTGCCGCCGCTGATCGCAACACGGACCGCTGGGTGGAACATCGCTGCGGCGACGAGTAACAAGGCGATACCTACATACTGGACTGGCTGAAAGCTGGCGAGCTTGGCAGAAATTTCCCGGGACGTGTCCTTCTGAGCGGCCCCGATCTGCTGGTTCGTGTCCCGGGTCGATGAGATCACCTTCACCGTGCCCGCCGGGATCACTTCCGTCACCTTGGTCACGGACCCGTCCGCGAGCTTCGTTTCCGTCACTCGCTCGGTGGGCTGGGCGAAGACGTACTTCTCTTCCCTCACGTCTCGGGTCGTCTGGGAGGACGGCGTGGAGGGGTTGTCGGGCGGCTCCAGCGTGAGGTTCACGTCAGCCGCGAGGTTGCCCACGGGCTCGATCTTCGCGGCCCCACCCTTCAATGGGCGCAGGGCTCCGGTGTTACACCCGGAGACGAGCAGCCAAGCGAAGACGAGGACACCGAACTTCATGGCCTGAGTATACGACTTTCCGGGCCAAAAGAAACGCCCGCCCCGGTCGGAACCAAGGGCGGGCGGCGGCTCTGAGGGACTATCTCAGAGGGGGTAGGTTACAGCCCGAGGCTGGTCACCGGACACGCGGTCACCTCGAACTGCAAGCAACGCTTGTACAGGATCGGCGTAACAGCCGCCGGACGGACCGGCTGGTAGGCGCGGGTGATCTCGTACTTGTGCCAGCCGAAGTCGCCGTACATGTTCTCACAGTTGTCCAGCTCGTAGTGCCACTGCAGCTCACCCATGACGAGCTGCGGAGCGAACTTGAACGAGCCTTCGCCCGTGTAACGCTCCGGAACCAGACGCTTGAACGAACCGGCACCGATCAGGAAGCCGACCTCGAAGGGAGCAGCGACCCAAGCCGGGTTGACGCGAGCGGCGGTGCCGTTGGTCGTCGCAACACCGATGAACGGCTCGACGAAGATCGGCTGGCCGTTGATGTCGAGACCGGACGCACGCAGCGGACGCTGGTCGATACCGAAGCTGACGCCACGGTAGTTGCCGAACGTTTCCCACGAGTAGCTCGTGAGGGCGCGTTCGCCGGACTTGAAGGAACCGGTCGTCAGGGCGATCAGGGTCTCCTTGACGCCAGCCTCCTGACGGAACTGCTCGATGATGTCCACCGAACCGATGAACTTGTAGTGGGCACCGTTCGTGCCGTCAGCAAACATCTCATCGAGGATGGTGTCCTTCTTGTAGCGAGCGACCGCATGCAGGGCCGAGAACGTGAGCTGGCCGATGTTGGCCGCCGGGATGTTCGCGTACTGGATGTCGATCTGAGCCTCACCACCGGTGAAGAGCTGGCTGAAGCCGTAGGTGCTGGACAGACCAGCCACGAACTTCGTGCCCGAGCGGTCGTGCAGGGTCGCACGCACGTCGGTGTTCATGTACTGAACCATCAGCTTCTTCAGCGAGTCCTCGGCCATCGTGTACGAGCCCTTGTAGGCCGCGAAGCCGTTCTTCACGCACACCTTGGGGCCGATACCGCGCTTCGTGCCGAGAGCGTAGCTGTACTCGGTCGTGGCGACGTTGTCCTGCGAGTCAACCGGTCCGCAGATGGTCGCGGTCGTGGCAAACGTCGGGCGGACGAGGGAGTCATTCGGGAGGGCCTGATCCTGAACGACGGAGCGGACCGTATCCGAAATACCGGACGGGAACACACCACCCTCAAGGACGTTGACCCACGGGGAGTTGTAAGCAAGTGCCTTGGCGATCTGGCCAAGCACGCGATTGGTGTCCTTCGTCGCAAGAGCGCGAGCGGCGATAGGACCGAAGCAATTAGAAACAGCCATGATAAGATGCCCGAAGAATGGATGGTCTCACCGTGCTTGGGCACGGCGCGGCGAGAAGGGAAGTGAACGCTACTCCTTCGCCAGACCAGCGGCTCGGACAATCTTTAGGGTCGATGGACGGTTGAGCACTCCGGCCAATTTAGGCTCGCCCTAGTATACGCACTTTTTACGCAGCGTTTTCAAAGAAACGTCTGCGAATGATCTGCAGCCCACTGTCGTCCTTGATCCCGTGCACGAACGCGTACTTGGTCCCGGGTCGATAGAGGTCCGCCGTGGATACGTTCTGGCCCCGGTAGAGGTTGAGCATCTGGTTGCTCTTCCACCAGTGGCGGCTCAGTCGATGCGCGTGGTACACGTCCCACCCGATGTGCGGGGCCGAGCCCTCAAGGCCGGGGACGCGGTCGCAGAGAGACGGGTGGAATAGCATGTTGCCATTGATGTGCCCTACAGGGCTGTGGTGCTCGGACCACGCCCCCATGACCAGCTTCTTGTCCTCAAGGGCCATCTTCCACTCCCGCTCGATGCGGTAGAGCCAGTTCCTCTGCAGCGGCAGGATGTCCGCCTCTAGTAGCCAGACTCCCGTGACACGCTTCCACTCGCCCCTGTTCCACTTCTCCTGCGCCAGCATGAAGGCGTCCGAGGCCATGCCGTTGCACCCAGCGGGCCATCCCACCTCCTTGCGTCGGCAGGTGTGCGTGTAGAGATCGAACTTGCGGCCAACGTACCCGAGGGTCTCCTCGTCCACGGGCGACGCGTCGAAACGCCGTAGGAACATGAACGCGAAGCTGTCGTCCTTCTGCGGTTGCAGGTCTGCGATGAGCCGGGCAACGGACTGAGCCCGCTGCTTGTCGCCCTCCCAGTACTGCATGCAGAGGACGATCATCGCCCCCGCGTGTTGTGTGCGCCGTAGCAGGCGAATCCGATGTGCCCGCAGTGGACCGACAGGTCAACGTACGACTGGTGCCCAGCGATGCCCGCACGGATGCCGAAGGTCTGGTCCTCGCCCTGCTGCAGGCGCGAGTTCTTCACCGTCTCCATCTTGGTCTCTTCGAGCTGGGTGCGGATGTCGTCGAACAGACGCTCAACTTCCACGAGGTCTAGCTTCCCCTCGCGCACGCGCTGGTACGCGCCCGTGACCTGCTCGGACAGCCCGTTGATCTTGTTCACCGCGGCGTCGTTCGCGTTCGAGAAGTAGTGCCACGACTCCGTCGGGTGCGCTGGGGCGAGGTTGGGGAAGGTCTTGCGGAGATCAAGGTACACCTGACGGTGCACGAGCAGGGCACCCGTCGCGCACCACTTCACGGGCTTCAGCTCGTCAATGGGGCCGTTGTGCACGCGGTTGTTCTCGGCGACGCTCTCAGGGGTACTCAGCATCGCCTCGTAGAACATCGCACGCCCGTTCGGGTTGCGACCGAAGTAAGTCGCGCCGACGAGGGACTTGTTGTGCGAGAGGAGCGCGTTCAGCGTGTGCTTGCCCGCGTACTTTTCTGGAAGGTTGAACCCCGTGAAGTGATTAAACCACCCGGCATTCCCAAACGGAAACACCATGTCGTCGTCCGTCCAGAAGGACCACTCGACGCCCGTCTCCAGAAACTGATCCGCGAGGACGTTGCGTGCGTGGTGGATGAACGCATCGTTGTGCCGCATGAGGGCACCCATCTTGTCGCGCTCCAAGAGCCCGAGGATGGAGAAGTGCGTCACCGGGTGCACGGCCTTGTAGAACGGCTGGAGGAGCACGACCTTCTTGCCCTCCCAGTTGGCCCGCTCCACGGGCTTCGCTTCCTTGACCTCGAACACCTTCTCCACGGCGGCGATGCTCGGCACCTTGGAGCCGTTGCGCCACTGCTGGATCAGGAGCTTGGATACGCCAAAGAAGTCCGCCGCGGCGTCGTCGCCGATCTCAACGATCTTCGCCTTTACGATGTTACGAAGGTACGACATATAGTTACGTCTGAGGTATCAGACGCTGTTCGGGTTTTGGTCTGGTATATCAGACCTTAACGCTGCATCGCCTTCCAAGCCTCTTCCATCGCGTCCTCGGCGTTCGTGTCGAAGACATCGACGCGGGGAGCAGCGCGGTCAGCGGTGGCAGAAGAACGAGTGGTCTTGGAGAGTCGTCCGGCTTCGCGGATGCTGGAGAGTTCCTTCTCCAACGCCTTCACGCGGCCCTCGGCCTCCTTGAGCTGGGCCTGATAACGCGGGGCGAGGACACCGGCCAGCGCGAGGATGCTGCGCGTCCGGGCCGAGTCATCCTGCAGGAAAGAGAGCAGCATCTTCTGCGACTCCGCTGCGGCGGCGTTGTGGCGGTCGATCTCCGCCTTGATGGCGGGCGTCGCGTTCGCGGGCAGTTCCTTTGAGTGGAGGAAAGGAACCTGCGGCAGCACGGGCTTCAGCGTCCGCACGGCCTCCTCGACGAACTGATCCTGACTGCGGGCGGGCGCGTTGCGCTTCTCGGCCAGAATCTGGTCCGCCTTGGACTTGATGTCCCGGAGCGCGGACTGGCGGTCGGACTCGATGTTCTCGTTGTCCGCGAGTCGTGCGGTGATGAGGAGCTTGTCACGCGGACTCAGCTTCTCGGCCCAGCGTGCGATCTGCTCAACCTGCTGGTCGTAGGGCATCGACTTCACCTGATCAACGAGTTCGTCCTTCAGGCCGTTGCGCTTGAGGGCCTCGAAGATCGTGCCGTTGTTCTGCTCCAAGCGGGAGGAGAACTTCTGCTGGAATTCCGGGTCGCGCTCGGCGTCGAACGTCGCACGGAACTCGCGCAGTTCACGCAGCTCGGCCTCGATGTTGTCCGGCACCGTCTTCTTCGACAGCTCGTCCACCTTCGCACGCAGCTCAAGCAATTCCTTGCGGGCCTGCTCGGCCTCCGTGCGGGCCTTCGTCTCGCGCTCCTTCGCGGTGCGCTTCAGCTCTTCAAACGTGTTCTTCGTCTTCTCCGACGCATCGGAGCGGAGCTTCACCTTGTCGTACGGGTCTTCCTCCGTCGGGGTCTCCGGCTTGGTCTCTACCTTGTCCTCCTTGCCGAGCAGCTTGGTCAGCAGGTCGTCGGGCTGCGGCTCTTCCTGCGCAGGGGCCTCGGGTTGAATCGTGTCCTCGGGCGTCTCGGGCTTGTCGTTCGAGGCCATCTCGCTCGTGACGACCTCTTCCGTCACGGGCGGCTCCGCCTCCGGCATCTCCTCCGCCGTCTCGATCTGGCGGTCGTTCGCCTTGTCGCGGTCACGGTCGGCGATGTTGTCGAGCGTGGTCGGTGCGCGACCAAGTTCGTCCTCGAACAGATTGTCGAGCGCACTCGTGGCGTCCTCGACATTGTCGGGCGGGAGCACGATGCCGTTCTTGTTACTGAGCGCGGCTTCCGCCATGGCGGAGCGAGAGGGCAGGTCGGGTTGGAGTGCGTCGGCCATGTTATTCTGGTGAGGCAGTAAGGTTGATCATCTCCTGCAATGCAAGCTCGTATCCAGCCTGCACATCCGCCTCGGCTATGCGCCGGTCTGGATCAAAGGGCGCACCCGGCGTGATGGTGGATACGCTTGGGCGCATCCAGAACATCCGCTGGAGAAAAATCTGCCCGGAGGGAGTGTTAAGGAACTGCCGCAGCGCGGCGGCTTGGTCGGAGGACCAAGTGGGGGTTTCGGTCGGAATCTTAAACATTAGGTGGGGGCTGTTCCGCGGGGGCCGCTTGGGCCTCGGCGATGGCCTCAGGCGGGATGCCCTGCTGGGCCATTAGAGCTTCCTGCTCCTGCTGCGCTGCGAGGGTAGCTTGGAGCTGCCCCAACTGGGTAGCGGCTTCCCGAATCTGACGTAGGTCTTCAGCGAATTCGTCCTTCTTGGCACCCGCGGCGACGGCCACCTCGATGTGCTGCGCCCAGTGCCCGAGCGCGATCTGGAACGAGGCCATGAGTGCCGGGTCGCCAGAGCCGAGCTGCTCCGCAGCCGCCGCGATGACGGGCTTGAGCACCTCGATGTGGACCTGATGGTTGTCGCGGGGAGACACCGGCACCTCACGTCCGGCGCTGAGAAGAAGGTTCTCCAGCTCCTGCTGGCGGCTCTGCTCCGTGATCACCGTCGGGTCCGCTTCGGCGAGCATGACATCCTCCGCGAACTCCGCGTCGATGCGGGCAGCGGCAGCGATCTTCTGGAGCTTGGCCTGATCGAACAGCGGGTCCGTGCGTTTCTCGTTCGCGAATAGGACAAGCTGCTGGGCCTTGAGGTCGGTGAGGTCATCCACCGTACGCAGCGCGGGCTGCTTGGCGATGTAATCGAGTTCCTCCGGCGACATGTAGTTGAGGAGGTACTCGCGGGCCTGCTGGGCCTCGGTGTCGTCGGTCTTGGAGCTGATGACACGCCGCTGGCAGGTGCCGATCATGTTCCCGACCTGAATGAGGAAACGCTCAAGGATCGCGTCGCGCTTCTCTTCCTCACGCGAGGCGAAGAGGTTCACCTCGCTCGCCGTCGTGCGCTCCCCGCCGAATTCCTTCGGGGTCACGCCGCCCGCGATCTGGTCCATGTACGCCACGAGCTGGCGGTCAAGAAGGGCGAACGCCTCGACGTTCGGGTCGATGCCCTTCTGCTGCGAGATCGTGTAGTTGGCCGGGATGAGCACGGCATTACCGTGCACGGCGAGCGCGAAGCGGTTGAGCTGCTTGGCCTCGCCCTGAATGAGAATCTTGCCCGAGAGCTGCAGACGGTCCACCACCTCGTTGCGTGCGCGGTCGATTGCCGCGGCGATCTCGAACAGCTCGCGTCCAATGCCCTTCGAGCCCATCAATTTTCCGTTCGCCTGCTGGAACGAGAAGAGGGCCAGCACGTCGGACATCTGCTCGAACTGGTCGAGCTTCTCGAAGAGAATCTTCTTGGCCCGCCCGTCCACGATGTAGTGACTCACTTGGCCGTCACACTCGGGGACGTAGAGGTGGTAAATCTCGATGGTCTTCGAGCCGGAGAGAAGCGACAGCGAAACGCTCGACTCGCGGATCGCGTCCTCGAACGTGCGGAAGTCGGTGTACGGGTTCGAGTTCCCGCCGCCCGTGATGGAGCGCGGGGCCGCGGCGTTGATCGCCGCCACCGTGTTGTCGATGTCCCAGCCAGCGGCCTCGGCGGCGTCCTTGTTCTCGATGAACGCGGCCAGCTCGTGGATCATCAGGTACTGCTTGCCGATCCAAAGCTGGACACCGGAGATGTTCTGCTTCGTGCCGTCGGGGACGAAGAATTCATCCTGACGGAAGTGCGTCGGACGCCACGAGTACTCGTCCAGCCACGCGACGGTGGTGAACCCGAAGAGCGCATTCTCCTGCGACACCTCGTTCAGGAAATCGACCCAACCATCCCAGCCACGAATCGTGTCCGTGATCTTGCGGCGGAAGAGCTCCGTCTTCTGCTTGCCGCCCGGGTGGTTCTCGGGGAACGACGCGGAGGTGAGGTAACGCGCCGACTGCACGGCCTTCGTGAGACGCGGGCTCACCTTGTCGATGGCCGTGGACAGGGGCTTCGTGGAGAAGTTGCTCTTCCAGCCCAACCCGTGCTCCTCCAGCTCCTCACGCGTGAACGGACGCTCGGCGTTGTACTTGGCGAGGATGCGACCGTTCTTCTCGTTCTGATCGCGGCGGGCCTCCTCCAGCGTGGAAATAATCGCGAAGATGTGCTGGACGTTCGAGATCGCACGACGCTTCGGCTTCATCGTCCTCGGGTCGAGGTCCGGTGAGTTCACCGTGCCGCCGGAGATGCCGTCGGAGGCGGGCGGGATCAGGGCGTTGGTGGACGAAACGTCTGGGTAGGCTTGTTCCATGTCGGGGGCTAGTTACCTATAGCTTACGACTGAAGAAGCGGTACCCACGCCGGTTGGTACGAAGGTACTTGATTGCGGCCCGGAGGACGCGAATCTTGTCCTTGGCCATGCCGAGGAGGGTGTTGCAGTGCTGGCAGAGGACGCCGCGGACGCGCTTGGTCTGGTGGCAGTGGTCCACCATGAGGGTCCGCTTGAGGGTATGCTCGGGTACTCCGCAGATCATGCACCGGTGCTTCGCTTTGGCCCGAATGGTGTGCCACTGCTCGCGGGAGAGCCCGTAGCGGTTCCGGAGGTTGTCGCCCATCCGGTCCCGGGGGTACTTCCGATGGCACTCGCGGCACCGGGACGAGTGGTAGGGCTTCTTGGCCGAGTGGCAGACATAGAACTCCGAGACGGGCTTTTCCGTTCCGCAGTGGGAACAAACCTTAGTCACGCTTCAGGGAGTCGAGCCACGTCTGCAGCTTCTCCTTGAGCTGCGTGGGCGTGCCGTCGTTGAGAAGAACGGCGTCCGCGTCTTTGGACGTGACGGCGGTGTTGTCGCCGGTCGGCGGGTTCCCGGGTCGTTCGACCCAGAAGACGACGAGCGGCACGTTCAGCCAGTGCAGAATCTGCCTGATCTCGTCCAGCTCCTCCTTGCGTCGCACGCCGTCAATGATGCGGATGCCCATGAGGTACAGCGAACGGAAGAGCGTGCTCGGGCTGCGGAAGTAGACGCCGGGTCCGGGCGTGCCGCCGGGGACAACGGACAGGTGCTGCGTCTTCCCGCAGAGGTAGTCGCCGAACTCGACGAGCATCGGGCGGGTCTCCTCCTTCTCCATCGCACGCAGCTCGGCCTCGGTCATCTTGAGGTGCTTCGCGAGCAGGGGGTAGATGACATCGCTGCACGAGGCACCCGGCTGACCGATCATCTCGGAGAGAATCTTCCGAGCGGTGGTTTTGCCGTGGCGCGGTTGGCCGATGAACAGAACGACGGCTGGATTACCAGTAGTTTTTTGGGCAGTACTCATCGCGGATCATGGTTTTCAGGGACACGAAGCAGGTACAGATACGGCACTGGCCGTTCGGCTCCATCTGAGGGCACGCCTTGCAGATGTCCAGCCGCTTATCTCGCTCCAGCGCGTCGGCGAGGAACGGGCCGCTCTTGTTCAGGCGACGCTTCACCTGCCGCTTGAACGCGCCCCAGAGGCTGCGGAACGTATCGGCGTTGAACCTCATCGTCTCCAACAGTGTTCGGGCAATTGGTTGTGGGTCTCCGAGTTTAGGGACGGCGGGGCCTTGAGCCACACCGCCGTGGCATTCTCCTGCCCCGTGACGGAGCAGGCCATCAGCGCACCCTCATCCTTCGACTTCCTCCCGGCCCGGAACGTGAAGCCGATCTGCTTGGTGGACTCGCGACAGGAACCGCAGCCCTGACGCCAGTCCTCGTTCAGCGGGCACTTCGCGCAGATCGCCGCCCGCCGGTCCGCTTCCCCTTGCTCGACGAACGCGAACTCGATGAGGATCGACCGGCTGCTTTGGTAGAGCTGCGCCATCCACGTCGCGACCCTTGAGGCGAGAGTCTGTTTTGATCCTTGGTTGGGGAGAGTTGGGCTGGTGCAAAAGTGGGGGTGGTTGTTGCAGACATAGTCAAAGACTTCGCGAAGAGGGTTGCCGACCGGGAGCTTGTTGTTGATGCGGTACTGGAGGACAGCGTCCGCGAGGGCCTGATAGCTGTGGCTCTCGATGCGGTGTTCGCCTTCCATGAAGTGGAAGCCGCCCGGCGGGATGATGTGCTCCTTGGGTACGCTCACTTGAACAGTCGGTCCACGATGGCGTCCGGGTAATCAGGGCGGCGACCGACGTAGCAGATCGTGTACAGCTCATCGTTGATGATGACGTGCCGGAAAGTGCGGTTGCCGCGTCTCTTGAACTTGCCCGTGCGTGGCACGACGGCGAAACGCTCGGCGAGCGAGATGGCCCTGCGGAGTGAATACGTCCGCGGGTAGATGAGCCGCGTGGTGAATTCGCCTGCGGGGTCGTAGCTGTACGGCGGTGCGCCAAACGAAAGGCACAAGTCCCAGACGCGCAAAGCGAGGGCACGAATAAAGTGTCTCATGCGACGTATTAGAACACAGATACTGAGGATTGAAAAGCTCATTTGTAGGTGGGTGTCTTGGTGCGCCAGTCCTCTTCCTGCCCACCGTATTTGTCCAGCCACTCCGCCATGAGCTTACGGTTGTGCGCGTTACCGGGCGAGGTGCGGTTGGCGATCCAGTAGCTCGTGTGCCACTCGTGCCAGATGGCGTGCTTCAGTTCGCAGCCCGTGACGTGCGCGTTCCGGCGAATGAGGTTCCGCATCACGTTGTCCCACGACTCGCGGCCCATGAGCATGTCGGGGAAAAGCCCGCCGTTCTTCCTCCACCACGACACGGAGAACGCGTACAGGTCGCACCCGCTGTACCACTGGGCGCGTCGGATGTCGTACTCGTCCTTCGGGAGGCGGATGGTGAGCGGGTGGTGGTAGTCCCACCGGTGCGCGTAAGCCGCACCATGACGCTGCACGGTTTCCGCGATCTGGCCCGTGAGCCCCGCACTGAACCCGATGTCGTCGTTGCAGAGGACGATGATGGAGTCGTCGCCCTTGGCCTGCGCCACTGCATTCTCAATCAGGTCGCGGATGTACGGCACCGGCTTGTCCCCAATGTCGCGCCCGTCACGCTTGGCCTCGAAACGAATCTCCTTCCACGGGCCGTTCTGGAACTCCAGCTTCCGCGTGGCGATGGCACGACCGAGCCGCGCCGCCGTCTTGTCGCCGTCCACGGGTCCGTAGTTCGTCGCGAAGAGTAGCTCCGGCATCGTGCCCTTGGTGACAGCGTGGGCAATCTCCTCCACACGCTTGATCGCCTCGCTGTAGAAGCACCGCAGCACCTGATGAGTGCGCCACGCGGCCCAACCGAACTCGACGTTGTGATCCGGCAGCAGGGCCACGGTCTTCATCGTCGGCACGGCGGCGGAGAGGTGCAGCGGGAACGAGTCGATGGTGACGAGCCCCACGGCCTTCTCGTAGAAGGCCAAGAGGTCGTACGGGTGCTTGCCTCTGTAGGCACTGATGTTCTCGACCTGATAACCCGGAAGTGCGGCCTTGAGCAGCTCGAAGAACTCGGGGGCCTGCTTGAACGGAGCGGTCCACCCTGCGCCCGAGAAAAGAACAAGCGGCTTCGTAATGGGGCCGAGCTGCTCCAAGAGTTTCGCCTCGGCCTCCGTGTCGCGCTGGTCGAACACCAGCTCAGGACGCTCGAACGACAGCTCGGTCCGAGAACGCTTCCAGATTTCCCGGCTGAATGACCGCATGTCGAACGCGTAGTTCACGCCGGTCCCGTGCACCGAACAGTCGATGATCGGGTACCCCTGAAACTTCTTCGCGAGGAACGCCTTCGCCTCCGCCACCTGATCGAACTTGCCGTCGAAGAGAATGGGCTCGACGTAGCTCACGCCCTCCAAGAGCGGCGCGAATTCCTTCGCGATGCACAGCCTTGCGGGGCGGTTGTGGTTCTCGGCGTACTGCCTGAGGACGGGGAGCAGGATGGTGATGTCCCCGTTGCGACCCAGCATCAGGTAGATGTCAGTCGAGGTACTGGAAACGGTTCGTTGCATCGGTGCGTGGTTTGAAACGATTGATGGCCTCGTCGGAACCGGAGCCTCTTTCCGCAGTGCCCACGGGACCGGCGACATTCAATCTTACGCCATGGATCAGCAGAGTTAAAGAGTCCGCGAAGTCGGGCGACTTGTTGCCACGCGACTTGTACTCGGTCTTCGCCTCCACCTTGATCTTGCCGCGTGCCGACGTGTTGAACTGCCGCGTCGTGAGTTCGTGGAACAGACGCTCGGTCGGCATCGTGCCCGAAATCTTGAGGATGCTGTGCTCGAAGAATTTCCTCGTCGCGTACCACAGCTCCGTCACCAGACGCTCGTAGAGGTCGAATGGCGTCTCGGTGTCCTCCGCGAGAATCTTGATCTCGGACGCGGAGAAGCTGGGGTTTACGCCCCTCACCGGCCCCCACGTCGCCTTGAGGTAGTCGTGCACGCCCGCGCCGTTCACGGTGCGGTCCACGCACAGCCACTCCGGGTCCACGCCCGCGTTCTCGCACGTCTCGCGAATACTCCTCGCCATCGCCAGCGTCTCCGCCTTCGGCAGCTTGAACTGCTGGTCGATCTGAATGACGTTCCGACGCAGCGGCCTGCCGTCTTCCCCGACGAACGTGCGTATCTCGCCCTCGGGCTTCTCCTTCGTCGGGCGCATGCGCCACCCGGACGCAAGGCCGTAGCGTCCCACGGTCATCACCGCGTTGTCGTCGCCTTCGAGCGCAATGTCCACGCCTGCGACCGGCGTTGAGTTGACGAAAACAAATTCCCCCTGCGCTTCGTTCAGCAGGGCCTGCGGGATGATGACGATGTCCGAGCCCTCACGCGGGAACGCGCCACGGGCGAAGGTGTAGTACCCACGCGTGTTCACGCCGCCCGCGTTGGCGATGATCCGCTCGACGCCCGTCTTCGTCTGCAGGCCGGGGTACAGCATCTTGCCCTCGATGACGTTCTCGGAACGCATGCCGTCGAGCCGCACGACGTTCCAGCCTCTGCGGCTCTTCCACGTTATGCTGTGGTCCAGATCGAAGTGCCCCCAACCGTTCTCGGGCTCGCAGCGTACACCGCACGCACCGTTCTGGTCCTTGGGGTTGAAGGCCGCGAAAATCTTGAACTGCTCCAGACCGTCGGTGTTCGACAGAATGTTGGACACGTCCTCCCAGATACCCACCGGGATGTCCTCCGCTTCCTCCAGCATGATGCGCAGTCGGCTCATGCGGCCCAGAAGAGGGTGGGGCTTCGGACGCGGCTTTACCTTGATGCCCTGCAGTTTTGCAGGTGCCTTCTTGCCGATGGGAACAATGACGCCGTAGATACCGGCGTCTCGCTTGTGCGGGTCAAGAGTGATACCCAGACGAATACACTCGCCCGGGCTAGGAATCGCAGCCGACTGGTGAAGGTTGACGAGGTGCGAGAAGAGATTCTTTTCAAGGTGATCCTCGCTGGGTCCAACGACTTTCACGTTCGTGAACTCTGGGTCGCGGAGCCAATCGAGGTACAGCCAGACGCCCAGCGAGAACGATTTGCCCACGGACGCCGCGCCCATGATCATGAGCTGGCTGGACTTCCTGATCTCCTGCCACATGAGCTGCACGCTGCCGGGGTGTGGGGAGAAGGTCGCCGCGGGCCAGAGTAGGGCAGCGGTGTCGGCGTACCGTCCTTGGTCCAGCAGCCACTGCCGGAACGTGACCAGAATCTGAATCGCCTCCGCGTCGCTGGTCGTTTGGGCGTTCGCCCTCTTGACCTGCAGGATGAGGTCCGCAGCGGCCTTCTTGTCGTCAAGCTCGTGGAGCTGGTGGGCGACGCGACGCACGAGGTCCGTCACCGCATCGGGGGCAGCGGTGGTAGTCATCGGGTCGCTATGGCCAAAAATTTATAAAAATCTCTGGGTCTACTTAGCGGCTTTGCGGGGCGCGGCCCCCCCTCCCGGGGGTGTGCGGCGACCGTCGTGGCCAGCCCACTACGCGTCACAGCGGTCCCACTACGCGTAGTTATCAGGCACTTACGCAGGCCGACGTGGGCCGTCTGCGCACAACAAATATTATGTTTAGTCGGAGCGTGTCGTACCAACGTAACGACCTGACCACTACGCGTGTCCACGACTCCGGGACGATGGGTCGTCGGGCTCATGGGCCTACGGGACCACTCCCCTGCCCTGCCGGAGTGGGGGAGGGCTCAGAAACTTTTATGTCCGAGGTGAGCGAAGCGAGTTCGCTAAGGGCGTTTTGCGCGGTAGTTAGGTTCGTATTCGCGCCAGCATTATTGTAGGGCTGAGTCCGATACTGTTCGGAAGAAATCTTCCCGTATCCGAAACGCTCGGCGTATTCACGGAGACGCTTCACCGACTCAAGCGTCGGCACTCTGCGCCCGTTGACCCACAGCGGAGGAAGCCCTTCGCCCATGTAGTGGTCGAGGTACTGCATCCGCTTCTTCCACCCTGCGCCCTGCGTGCGGTCCATCCACGCGACGATCTCGCGGACCTCATCACGTCGGCGCATGGCCTCGACGCGGAACTCAGTCTTGAGGCAATACAGCCGGTACTTTTTCTTGGCTACCATCGGAAAGATTCTCCGCTGCCCGCTGCGCTTTGCGTGCACGCTTCTCTTCCTCGGCGTGCTCCTGCATCTCGGTGAGTGCGCTGATGACCGAGCGCACGCTGACCACGCTCGCGGCACTCGTGCCACGGTCGCTGGAGTTCACGGTCTCGGCGGCGGTGGGAATCTTGTCGCCGAGAGCCCGGTACGACATGTTCTGCACCGTCTCCAACGCCTTGGCCAAATCGAGCACGGCCTTCGGGTTCACGTCGATCCGCTCAACCGCACCGTCCGCAGCGAACTTGAACTTCACCAACTGCCGCAGAAGTTCCTCGGGATCGGAAAGAAGTCGTAGTGCGTCCTCCAGCACGTCGCGCATGCGCTGTGCCTGCAGGTAGTTCACGGCGCGGTTGGCCACGCGCTCGGCGTCGCTCTCGCCCGCACCGGTCTTCAAACGCTTGAGCTTGGCGACCCAGTTGAAGTCGTGCTCCAAGGCGACGAGCGCAGCGAGCGGCACCTTGGAAGCGATGGCGGTCTTTTCGAGGTCACCCGAGAACGCAGCGTAGCACATCCACGCCCGGGCCTGATCGACCGACTCCAGCGAAACCTTGGGTCGCCGAGGTGCTGGCCCTTCCGCGGGGTCTTCGATCCACGTCGTCAGCGGGTTGGGGGTGTCATCCATGTGCTGCAGTATACGGTATGCGTTCGGGCAATACCAGAAAGAATCGCGTTTACGGGCCGAACGACCCGAAAGCCCACCGACCCATCGTCCCATCGACGAAAAGCCCGCAGGATCAAGGGCAGCAGGGCCTGCGGGCCGAAGAGAAGGCGGAGCCCAGCCCTAAAACAATAGGCCCCAAACCACACACAAGTTTCAAACCCTAAGTCACGGTCCTCCAACCACTTCTATCTCTATTTCTTTTTATACTTAATATAATAAAAAAAGAGAGAGAGTCTGGGGAACTGCAGCGGCTCCCGAGCGTGTTCGGGACCGGACCCGCCGCCCGCCACCTCTTGTCCGCCAAACATTCCACATATCGACGATAACCCGTTCTCGCCTCCTACGACCTTACGTCCCAACGACTTACCTCTGCACAAACCCCTAAATAATTCCGTCGGAAATTCGCAAAGACCGAAAAAACCCGCTGGACAGGGGCTCCGAGGGCCTGTCATTGCAAGAGCATGACACCCATCCAGACCTTTCACTCCGCCCCGCTGGACCAGCGTATTCCCGACACCGCTACCTCCCGGCGCACCGCGGGCAAGACGAAGTACAAGCCCGTGATGGACGAGGATCAGGCCCGGGAGATCGTCCTCTGCCGTATCGGCGAAGCCGAGAGCCCCACCGGCCCGAGAACCCTGAGCGTCTTCGCCCGGCAGATGTACGAGTACGGGCTCACGCGGCGCATCGTCTCAGCGAGCCTTTTGAGCCAACTGTTCTCCGGCAACATGTACCCGCACCTCAAGGACCGCGAGGGCCGACCGTTTGACTGGAAGCTCGTCCCGCGTGCTACCCGGGGACGCCGCCCGGGAGGACAATCGAAGAAGGGCGACCTGAGCCGCCTCCAGCGGCAGGTCAATCACCTGAGCCTCGTGGTCCGCACGCTCTGCGACCGCATGGGCCTGTCGGACGAGCTGGACCCGTTCGAGGCTCCCGAGGCGGACGACGCCGAGGTCAGCGACACGCCGCCGGTCCGCAAGCCGAGGTACGTCAACGACATCTTGGTGGAAGACGACGCGGACCTTGTCGAGACGCCCGCCTCCACGCCGCCTCCCGAGGACGAGGACGAGGACGACGGTGACGAGCCCGTGAACACGATCCCGCAGCCCACCGTCCCGCCGCCCCGCCGGAGCTAAACCTTTTCGTCCAGTAATCCCACAACCCATACAGCACATGTCCTCAAAGAAACCCAAAGAAAGCCCGTACCTTCTTCGCCGCGTCGAGAACGGGTACATGATCCTCGACCTGTCCACCGAATCCAAGCCCGGCACCGTCTGGGTCGCCAAGACGAACGACGAGGTGTACTCGTTGCTCACTCTTCTCGGGGCCACGTCCATCGAAGTCCTCACCGACCAAGCTGCCGAGCTGATCGCAGTGAAGAGGCAGATCAAAAAGGCGAAGGAGAACAAGTCGTGAGCACCCCCGACGCATTCAGACTCGTCCGCGACCTCCGCATCATGCAGGAGTCCGAGGACGAGCGCAACGGCGACGCCGCGCCGCAGACGGCACGTCACGCTGCCGAGATGATCGAGTCCTTGTCGGTGCGCCTGTACTGGGCGGAGCGCAATCTCGCTTCCGCGTTGGACGCGCTGAAGTGGCCGCAGGGAGAAGATCGTTCTTCCGAGCCGCCCATCCACTCGGTGGTGATCAGTGTCTGCGGCGAACGCGCCGGGAAGTCCCTGCGGATTGATTACGCCTTCTCGCCGGAGACGATTGAATCGTCCAAGTTCGACGTGTTCCGCTTCGCCTACGATCACTTGTGCCGCAAGCTGGCCAAGGAAATCGCCCGCCCGGAGGAGGCCCAGCCATGAGCACGAACACGATTGTCAGTGACATCATCGCCGAGCACGACGCGAGGCAGCGCACGCAGCAGACGCGGACGCCGAAGGAAGTGCACGCCCGGATGATCGAGATGACCAACGCGGCCAACGGCCTGAGGTACGAGGTCGCACGTTTCGGCGACATCGAGCGTCAGCTCAAAGCGGTCCACGAGAAGATGGAGCCGCTCGTCCTGAAGGCCAAGGAGCTGAACGACCTCATCTGCGAGCGCGTGTCGCAGGCCAGCCAGCCGTGGGCCATCCACGAGTCGGAGGAACTGTTGCAGAAAGTGCAACAACTCGAACGCGAGAACGCCGAGCAATGCGTGCTGCTCGGAAAGGGCGGCGAGCGCGAGTGCGCTCTGCTCGGTAAGGTGGAGCGACTCGAACGCGAGAACGCCGAGCTGCGTCGCGACGTGTACCAGTGCCCCCCGACATCGGAGAACGATTACGAGGGGCTCACGTGGTCCGATGCTTTCGAGGTGCTCGAACGCGACAACGCTGCGCTGCGCGATGACCGCAACGAGTT